CTACGGGAAGCATTTCACACCGTACGGGCACGCAACGACGCTCTGATGATTCTCAGATCCTTGTATTATGAGTACTTCTTGTTTGAGCGGGCACGAGCCCTCACCGCCCTGATACCGATTTCAGACCCTACAGTGCGTCTTCCCGCCCTTCCTCAGAGCGCTCAAAAGTCGGCACAGTGGCACGCCGAATCGCGGGAGATGCTGTCGGGGCACGAGTTCGGTGCTGTGTGCGAAGGCATCGGCACCCCCAGTGAATTCCAAACCGTCGTCGCGAAGAAGTGCGCACCGGAACGATTCATCGACGAGTCCGCCGAAACAGAGTCGCGCACGGTCTACCTGACCTCGGAGGAGGGTGGTCTTTCTGCGTTCAAGTGGGGCTGGCGTTACGAACCCGTGGCCCGCGATATATTTGAACATGTCTTTGCGGGTGGCAAGGTCTTTGACGGGCTCGGACGCGTCCGTCATCCACGCATCCCCCGGCTAGGTGCGAGCCCAGACGGACTGATCATGGACGGCGAAAAGCAAGGGCGGCTTCTAGAACTCAAGTGTCCTACGTCGAGAGAGTTGACCAAAAGCATTCCGCTCCATTACTTTGCCCAGATGCAGCTACAGGCCGAGGTGTGTGACGTCCTAGCCGTCGAATATTTCGAAATCAAGTTTACAGCGAAACCAAAGGACCAGGTGACGCCCGAGTACCGCACATCCGGAAAGCACCCTTGGATGGGCGTCATCTGCGTGACTGCGCCCACCGAAGAAACACTCCCCACCGACTACATGTACGAATACAGCCCCCTGTTTCCGACCTCAGAAGAGGGCTTCGCGGCGGCAATGGCGTGGACACCTAAACATCCCGTCGTCTACGAAACCTCTGTGTGGACGGTGAAGGATTGGGGCCATCACACGGTACTCCGCAACCAACGATGGTGGGCGGATGTAGGATATCCAGGGTACCAGCGATTTTGGAAAGCGGTCGAGACTGCTCGACACGACGGAACTTACAAACCCAAGATTCTGCTCCTGGAACGAAAGCCATCCACTACAGGAGATGCTTCGGATACGACGGGAACACCCCGTAGAGTTCGCGATACCGTAGCCGAAGTGGATGGCGAAGCCACCGGCGTCGACGGACGTGCTGTCGAGCCCGTCGCTGAAACAGGCGAAACCAAATTGTCAAGTTGACGGTCGGCATAGGATAGAACCGCACAATGTGACATAGATGGGGTTCCGAAATAGACTGTATACGCGTGCCGGCACTGAAGACTGTATAACAGCCCTGTTCCGTCTTATACTTGAGTAAAAAATACACAGGGTCTGTATTCATCCTACTTTTTCACTGGAGCATTTTTTAGATGCCCTTAGTAAGATGAACGGCCTTCCGGTTATGAGCCAGCGTCACGGAACTATAAACATCCATTCAAATATTCCTCAACCGAATCAAGCGACAAGGTCTGTATCTCCTGCCAATCCCTTTCGTACATCACGACTGTCTGACACAGCGATTCCCGTAGAACACGTCATGTTCCAAAATCCCCTTCACAGAGCCACTCTGGAACCCGCAAAGCGACCTAGCCGCGTTCCCATTGGCAATAATCGTCAGACTCGCGTTAATAGGATGCGACATCAGGCGAATCGACACACCTTTGCCCCCGTCACGCTGCGACGCCTGCCTCATTGGCAAGGATCGCGACATCTCATCCCGGGACCAAGGTCCGTGATGGCAAGTCGTAAGCGAACGCGTAAAACGCGTAAAACACGGAAAACACAGAAGCATTAGACGCATCGACGCGTCGAGGGTGGCGTATCCGTTCCACATTCAGGCGTCTTTCCGACGCCGTCAAAGGGCTTGTAAAAGGTTCCCACAAACTCGTGGTTGGGTGCGGAGCAATCATCCGGGTGTTCCCTTATATAGTTGTTGGTGCGTTGAAGATAATTTCGAGTTTTCTTCAAGGCCTCCCCCTTGTCGGAGTGGTAGCAACGTTCCGAGGTCATTTTGGCCCAATTTCCCTCGGCTTCGGAAAGGGGCATCGCGGGAAGTCCCGCACTTTCGACAAGTTTTTCGGTGAGTTCATTGTTGGCCGGACCCGGCGACAAAGGCGAGTGTTCCATGTACCCCCCGGGAGCCACCTTCGGGACAAACAGTGAGTTGGGCACGTCGTCAAGAAACCCTTCGAGACGCTGTTTCTGTTTATGTAAAAAAGTCAATACGACCAAGGCGACGGCAAAAAGGGCGAATCCCAGTGACACAGCGGCGAGCATCTTGCTTTAGGTGCCGTAAAAAAATGAGGTCGGCCGAGGTCAAATCGGATTCGCAAAATGAATTCCGAAGAACAGAAGATGTTTGTCACGAAGCGCGATGGAAGCCTGGAGGAGGTTGCGTTCGAAAAGGTACAGAAGCGTATTGCCGACGCCGCAAAGGGCCTGAGTGTCAATGTGGCCCGCCTTTCCCAGCAAGTTCTGGGAAGTCTGATCGACAAGATTACGACCACCCAACTGGATACCATTACCGCGAACCTCGCGATTTCCCTTCTCACGACTCACCCGGACTACGGCGACTTGGCCGCCCGCATCGCCGTCAGCAACCACCAGAAGAATACTCCTAAGACCTTGTTGGAAGCTACAGAGATTCTCGATGCCGTTACGGACACTCACGGAGTGAATGCCAGTTTGCTGGATCCCGACTACGTTGCCACCGTGAAAGCCCACGCGGATGCGATTGAAGCCCACATTGATTACAGCCGAGACTTTCATCTTGATTTCTTTGGATTCAAGACACTAGAAAAAGCCTACCTCCTTCGCGATACACGACGCGTTGTCATCGAAAGACCCCAACATCTTTGGATGCGCGTAGCACTCGGACTTTGGGGGCACGACCTTCCCAAGGTGTTTGAGACGTACGATCGCATGAGTCGCAAAGAGTTTACGCACGCCACCCCCACCCTGTTCAATGCGGGGACCAAGCGCCCGCAACTGTCATCCTGCTTCCTTCTAGCGATGAAGGAAGATTCCATTCCGGGCATCTACGAAACACTGGAAAACTGTGCCAAGATTAGTCAATACGGAGGAGGGATTGGACTCCACGCAAGCAATGTTCGCGCCAAGGGCTCCCTTATTCGTGGGACCGGAGGCGTCAGCAACGGCCTTGTTCCAATGCTTCGCGTCTTCAATACGACGGCACGATACGTGGATCAAGGAGGCGGAAAGCGAAATGGATCCTTTGCGATTTATTTGGAGCCTTGGCACGCGGATGTCGAGGATTTCCTTGAAATGAAGAAGAACACGGGGTCCGAAGAGGACCGGGCCCGCGATTTGTTCTACGCCCTTTGGATTCCCAATTTGTTTATGGAGCGCGTGCGTGCCAATGGGAACTGGACGCTGTTCTGCCCTAATGAGGCCCCAGGACTCGCCGACGCCGTAGGACCCGCCTTCAAAACCTTGTATGAACGCTACGAGGCCGAAGGCCGAGGACGCAAGACAGTCAAGGCCCAGAGCATTTGGCGTCAGATTATGGACAGTCAGATCGAGACGGGAACCCCGTATCTGTTGTACAAGGATGCGGCCAATCTCAAGTCGAACCAGCAAAATCTGGGCACCATCAAGTCGTCCAACCTTTGTACCGAAATTATCGAGTATTCCGACAAAGATGAGACGGCCGTCTGTAATTTGGCCTCCCTTTCCCTTCCCGCCTTTGTCAAGGACGACGCCTTTGACTTTGTCGCCCTGAGAGCCTCTACCAAGATCGTTATTCGCAATTTGAACCGCGTCATCGATATTAACTACTATCCGATCCCCGAAGCGAAGCGCAGCAACATGCGCCATCGTCCCGTGGGACTCGGCGTACAAGGCCTTGCCGACGTGTTTGCGATGTTGGGTCTCGCCTGGGAATCGCCGGAGGCCCGCGTCCTGAACAAGCGCATCTTTGCTCACATGTATTACGCAGCAGTAGAGTCCAGCGCGGATATTGCCGAAGTGGAGGGACCCTACGAGTCCTTTGCGGGAAGTCCTACTTCGCAAGGCAAGTTACAGTTTGATTTATGGAATGTGAGCCCCTTGGTAGAGGATGGACTGGATTGGACCGCTCTATCTCACCGTGTCCGCAGCACAGGCATTCGCAACTCTCTCCTTGTCGCACCAATGCCTACTGCCTCCACGAGTCAAATACTTGGCAATTGCGAATGTATCGAGCCCTACGCGACGAATATCTTTACCCGTCGTACGTTGGCCGGCGAGTTCATCGTCGTCAACAAGCACCTTGTCAAAGCACTCCTCGAACGTGGTCTTTGGACGCCTTCAATAAAGGACGCCATTATTGGCAACAATGGGTCGGTCGCGGGTCTGCCCCAGATTCCCGAGGATATACAGCGCATCTTCAAGACCGTGTGGGAAATTAAGCAAAAGTCCTCGATCGACATGGCGGCCGATCGTGGTCCCTACATTTGCCAGAGTCAGTCCTTGAATCTCTTTCTGGCGGACCCCGACTACCGAAAACTCACCAGCATGCATTTCTACGCCTTTGATGCGGGATTGAAGACGGGTCAGTATTATCTTCGCACAAAACCCGCGGCCAGTGCCCAGAAATTTACAATTGAACCTGTGAAGGTGATAGGAAATACAGTCGAGGAAGAAAAGGAGTGTACAATGTGTTCCTCTTAGTAAAAAAATGAGGACTTAAATCCTAGCCCTTTTTAAGTAACAAATGCCCGTTCGTACCTGCCCTCGTTGCGGAAATCACCAATACTTTATCACGGATGCGGTGAATCCTATGCTTGTTCACCTAATGTGTCGTACATGTTCCTTTACAGAACCCTTTCTACCCAAGACATCGGAAGAGGCCATGGTTCTTGAAACCAATTTTCGATCCGGTAGTTCGGCGAGTGGAGCATCTTCCGGCATCACGATTGACAACCCGTACACGCTGTCTGATCCCACCCTTCCCCACTTTCGCGGACCGAAGGCTCCCGCGTGTACAAAGTGTCCTGCCGACGCGGATCCGGAGTTGCGTGATGTTCTCTATATCAAGACGGACCCCGTGAATCTCAAGTTTCAGTACATTTGTATTCGATGTAAGAATCAGTGGGGCAACTGAGGGGGGCGAGCCCCCCTCTAACCCCCACCTATAGAACCCAGAACGGGGTTAAAGGGGGCTCTGCCCCCTTGCGGAGCCCCTTGTATTTGTTCCCCTCATAGGTGCTATAGTTTTTTGTTGATTTGAGTGGTCCCAGTCCACTTTGATCTCCCGTGTCCTATTAGTCTAAGACCAGAATCTACAGACTCTGTAGGATGTCCAAAGCCAAACCCATCGGCGAACTCAAAAAGGTCGTATCCCTTGTAGACCGTACCGATTTCGACGAATATGTCTACCCTCAGCGGTCCCAAACCACGAAATTTCAACCCGAAGAAAAGACCTACCAAAACTACGTCCAAGAAACCGTCGTCTGGCCCTTTATGGGAGGTCCTTCCTGGGGACAGCGCATTACCCTGTCTGTCCCCTTTCCCTGGGAAGCCGACTTTCTTCACGCCATCACCCTTCGCTTAAAACCGCAATCCTGGCTGACCGCCGACGCCATTCAGCACATCGGACCTGCCATCGGCGACTACGTCCTCCTCGATCCCGACAATTTTTGGATCTGGGCCAACAGCCTCGGCACAATCGCCATCGAACTTGCCGAAATGGAAGTCGACGGCGTGATCATTGAATCCTTTACTGGAGATTGGATCGATGTGTGGAACAAGACGCATCATTCGTGTACCAGCGGCATTGCCTACGACGAGATAACCGGCTACAAACCCGTTGTCACCAAAGACAACATTCTCTCGTCAGAGGATGGCTACGTGTATTGCCATCTTCCGTTTTGGTTCTCCAAGTTTCCGAACACTGCCTTTCCTCTTGTCTCCTGCTCCGGCCCCAATAAAGTCCGCTTTCACATTACGCTCCGTCCCTTTGCCGATGTTGTGCGAAAACTCAATGCCGTAAAAGCCTGTAAAGAGGTTCCCACTGGACAGTCGTTTCAGGTGCGCGACTACAGTTTCACCTCAGCCCGCGTCTTCAAAACGATTGACGTAGATCCTCGCGTTCCCGACTTTGAAGTTGCCGACATGATGTGTAGCGTCAGTCATATGGACGAACCTCTGCGCACCGCGTATCGCACAAAACCTCACGAAATCTTGATGGCCCCTGTGGTAGAATCTACCTTTTCCGAACCATTCAAGTACGTCGTCAATACGACCACTAATACAATCAAGATTGGACTTCCGTTGACCACCGCCAACGGGCCGATTCGACAACTCTTGTTTTTTCTACGTCGAAATGCCACGAAAGAAACGAACGATTGGACGAATTACGGACGTGCCCTCCAAAGTGAAATTGACCCTGTTTGGAATCCGCAAGGTCCCCTTCTTCAGCACGCCCAACTCATGGTCGGCACCGCCATCTGGGCCGACGAAGACGAACAATGGTGGCGTGCCTCCATGATTGACGTCCCAGGAGGCATTCGGGCCTACGGCAATTACATCTATGCCTACAATTTCGCATCAGCACCGACGCAGTTTGAACCAAGTGGAAGCGTGAATGCCAGTCGCGTGGACATGCGTCTGAATTTGACGGTGGCACCCGTCAGCGGCCCCACAGACGGCGAATGGACGGTGACTGTCTTTCTGGTCGGCACCAACTGGATTCGCTTTGAAAATGGTCTGGCAAATTTTGTCTTTATGGATTAGAATGAGTCTCTCCTCTTCGTCTCAGTACGACCAAAGCAAGTGGGAGGTCAAGCGTCTCCTCACCGCCAATCACACCGAAGCCGTGAGCCTAGCACGAGGCTTCGTAGCCGGCATTATCGGCATCTTTGGAGGACCGAACGACGCCTTGAACAAAAAAATGGACGACGTGGTCGACCAACTCAAACACAAGATTGAGCAACAAATGTCGCCCGGTGAATGCGTCGTGGGACTCCAAATCCAGTTTGCGGAATTCGGACGCACGGAACAAAATACCTTTCTCAGTGGGTCTGCGATAGGAACCTTACTGGGACCTAAACTGTCTGGTGCTGTTGCTCCTTTTGCCCCTGCAATAGGTCAAGGGGGGCGTCGCACACGAAAACTCCGTCGCAGATCACCATAGGGCGTCAAATTCGGTGACGCTGGCCGGTAAAAGGCAAGCTGAGGACAAGGACCCCGTCCAAACTCCGCGAGACACCTGTCCGAAATCCAGGATGACCACGGAACGATCGGTCTGGAGATAGGCTTCCACATCCCGCAACAGAATCCCCTTGGCACCAAGGTACCGAATCGCTCCCATGAGACGATCGCGTACCTCCTCGGAATCAGATAACAAGGCCCACGCGTCTTCATCCCACAAGGGTTTCGATGTATCAATGAATTCCATCAAGTACTTGTCTCCTGCTTCTATAAGACGAGGTGTTCGAACACGAAACGACGTCATTTCTTCCAACAATCGTTGGATATCTCGGTGAACCTCGCGTTCCACCGAGATATCCCTATCCCGCTGCGTTCCTTTTCGCTTCAGGATTTTTTGCGCTGTTCCTGCCCGCCGATCCACGTGGATTTTGGACGTTCCTCCTTCGAGAATCTCCATTACAGGGTCTCGCAACAGCAAAAAAGGAATCAATTTTCTTGTTTTCTTGGACCCTTACTTGTCGGCAATCGAAATCGTTTCAAACGGCCAATCCGCCTGTAGAAACTCGATCTGGGCCATTAACAAGGACAGATAGTCGTCATGTTTTCCGTACTTGATCTTGACAGTCGGAAACATGGGACAGTCGAATTGAATGTATTCGGGAGGTGCCACATCAAATTGAAACGAGGCGAAGAAGAGTCCGAGGTAGGTCTTCAGTCCTGCATTTTCTAAGAAACATGTGGCCTTGGTTCCGATCGTCTCTTGGTCAAACTTGACATAATATCCATTAGATTCAAGATCAGGAGAAATCTTCAAAACGTCGTCAGGCTTTCCAAGCCAACTCAATGTCACAACCACCTTTCCGTATCCTGTTACCTTGACGTCTCTTGATTCCATGTCTGTGCCATCTTCAAAAAACCACAAGGAATCCTCAATTTTTAGTCAAGGGACACCGAAGTGGCGTCACGAAGGCCGCAAGAACGCCAGGAAGCAAGAGCGGACCGGCAACCCCTCCCAAACACGCATCACGGACCATTCCTACAACTGCGACGTTGGTGGGTAAGGGTTCCCCCATACGTCGTATGCGATGCGTGTGTCCGTGGTATGCTCCAAAGCCAGCCCCAAAACTGGACGATGTGAGCATATACAGACGTAGTGCGTTCATTGAACAAAAAAAACGCTTTTTCCCTCCATTCAATTTTCAAGACAAGGCCTAGGAATCCCACTGTGCGATCGGTCCTACACTGATGCCAAGGGGTCCCGCCGCCATGACTTCCTTGACAATGGCGTGATGAAAGTTCAGCACCATAGGATACATGTCTTCCTTGTATTCCGTCACAATGACGGACGTGTACTTGTCCGAGTCTTCGGCAGGTAGCGATCCATAGCGTGCCACCATCGGGACCGCACGTAAGGAGGCCACCGGCCCCGATACCACCGTCTTCATCAGTCCTCCCGTAGGGGCCAACATGTGGCGTACCATACAGGTAGGAAGTTTCACAATGATGCGTTTCCGACCTCCCGCCGTAAAGACGTGGTGATCCATTTGTCGTGCCATCTTGACGCCGTGACGCTCCTGGAATCGTTCCAACAGCGTCGGAACAAGGGCGTCATCGTCGACCTCAAAGGTCGAGCAAAGGGAGTCCCGAGGCTCCGTGATATCGGCCCGCAAGGTGGCCTCGACATCGCCTGTCAAGCGACGAAAGGAGTAGCCAGCAGCGGAATGAAAGAGCAGTACTGATCCATCCACACTAACGGATACAGTCCCATCCACTGATTCTTTTCGCAAAGGATGTGATACTGGTTGCGCAAGAAGAAGACGGTTCAATTCGGCGAGTACATCGTAGGCGAGGGCGTCACACACGAGGGGCATGGGTTATGCGACACCCTCCGAAAAGACTCGTCGCTCAATTTTGTCGAAAATAAGGACCCTCATCAGGAATGAATTCCGACAACAAGGAAATGTCGGGAATCGCCTCGATGCCCGGAAGTATCAACAGCATGATTGTTGACATTTATCGTATGAAGCGACCTCCGTCGCTGAGCGAAAGTTTCGCCTGGACCCCCCAAAATGTGGAGCGTGCTATTGCGATGCGCGATTCGAGCCTTTCTCTCTTCCTACTGGACGACAAACAAACATCACCGAGTGATTCTGTAGGAAGTGTAGAGGTAAAAACAGTTGCGGAAGCAGTCGCAGTCGCGCCAATAGGCGAAGACACCTACGAATTTTTCATCGTCAATCTCATCTTGAAATTTTTGTTTCACATTGCCCTGATCTCCATCTTTGAGACCGTCTTTTTCTTTGTCTTTGTGTCCTCGATGGAAGACAGCGGGATTCTCAAGACAGTCACCGTGTTGACCGACAACATTGTTCATTCGTGTCGGAATCTCACGACCCTTGAAATCGCCATTGTGGACGTGCTCCTGGAACCCTTTTTAAATACGACTGTGATGGCCCAGCAGGCCAACCAAATGCTTCAACAGCGGACCGTATACAATGCGGGACTCTTTCGAAATGCCTGGATCTATGTGGGAGGATTCAGCGCCCTGTTTCTGGTCGGTGTCGCCTACGCCAAAAAACGCCGCATTCGCATTCGATGGAGGACCCTTGTGTTTGAAAATCTGGGTCTTGTCTTTTTACTTGCCTTGTACGAATACATGTTTTTTTCCACTGTGATTTTTCCATTTTTGCCGATTTCGGGACAAGAAGTAGCAAATAACCTTGTGTTGGAACTACAGAGTACCTGTCACCTTCTTAACAACGAAGGGGGGCAAAGCCCCCCTTCGGACCCCCACCGATAGAACCCATGGCGGGGTTAAAGGGGTGGAGCCCCTTAATTGAGCACACAGTCCGTCGATCCCATTGCGTCGTCGTCAGATCCACATAGGCTCTGACGAGAACGCGATTGCCCAGTTTACAAGGACTGGTATCACTACAGGTTTCACGACAGCGAAGGACGCGTTTCCACGCCGGCACGTAGACATTCCACAGGTCCGTTCCCTTGGCCTCGACAACAATCCCCTCTGCCTCCGCAACGCGATCCGACCGTAAATGCGTCGCGTACCAAAGGTCTCGTTCCAACTGTTTGGCGACACGCGATCGCTCGTTCAATTGAATCGGTAACGTAGAAGAAGCCGACGGCAGAACGCCTCCAAACAGAATGGCCTTTAGACACCGTTGATTGACAAGGTCCGCGTAGCGACGCAGGGGCGACGACGCGTGACAGTAGACGTCGAGCCCCAGTCCCGCGTGTGCGCAATCCGTCGTTTTGGCACCGACATAGACGCCTTTGGACATTCCAAACATCGCGACGTCCGGACATCCCGTCCGCTCCGCCAAGGCCACCCATTCGGGCCGGGTCACTCCCGCGTGCGCGCGCAACAGTCCCGCCCCTTCACGTCGCAGCAGCTCCGCCACCGCCGTATTGTACAGAATCATTGCCACCTCAATCCAGTGATGGGAATCCGCCCCCACCGAGGATCCCCACGCCACCCCCAACACCTCCGGTAACACCCGTGACAAGACGTCATCCCCCAAGACTGTCTCGTAAGTGTGCGACACTCCGACGACGACCCGCTCCAGTCCCCAAGTCCGCCCCACGACGACCCCACCTCGCACCGCAAGGCGAAGCATTACCACAGGCCGTTCGACCCCGTCCGCCCGCAACGACGCCGCGGAAGCGGAGATGGATGTAGGAAACATAGGGACCCGTGCGTCTCCGTTAACGTACAAGGTTTGCCCCTTGGCCCTGGCGTCAATGTCCAAGGGACAGCCTTCCGGAATCCAGGCCGACACGTCCGCGATTCCGATGCCTAGGTCCCAGCCGTCGTCGACGCGCTTCAAGCATATTATGTCGTCCACGTCTTCGCATCCGTCGGGGTCAATGTGAACCACCGTATCCCACGTGCCCGGGACGTGGTTCGACAAATTCGGAACGGAAATTGTGTTATCCACCACAGAGGATGATACACTGGCCCGAAGAAGAAGGGCCTTTTCCTGGACTTCCAAGACATCGACGGGTCCCAAGACCCGTTGAATGCCTCCGCGAGGCCATTTGTCGTCCCAGTGTTCAAAGGTCGCGACGGCAAACAGATTCTCTTTTGTTGTGAGTTTGGAGGATACGACAAACGGAGGGTATCCCCCTTCTAGTGGATAAAAGAGGTATAACGGAACCTTGCGGGCTGTGAATCCCTGGTTCGTACGTGTATTGAGTGCCAGGATTCCTGGAACGCAGTGCGTTTCGCGCAAAACCACTGCTCCGGTCTCCGGATCCACACGATCCCGAGGAAGCCATTTATGGGGAACAGGGCCCATCTTTTGATATGTTGTCCCTGCTTCGGTTAGGAAATAAGGACCGGAAAGAAAGTTGGACGTCGTAAAATACATATTGTACTCGTACTCCAAAAAAAAGGGAAGGTTCAATTTTTCTAGATGGTCGTGATAATCGTTCGATGAGGTTTTATGTCTTCTTGCCTTTGTTCAGCTACTTCCAAAGAGGGTCCCGGAGTTCGATAGCGAGGTAATAATGGGGCCTGGCGCCGTTCGCAACACACGTAGGCCAAGCAAACGACGCAGAGAAAGAAGGCAAAGGGTGCGTACAATTCAAAGGGCGGTGTGAACTCCATGATGCCCCCGACGTTCCAGATCCAGATACTTCATTTTTTTTAACTCATCCAAGAAAAATCTTTGGTCTTGGTATACAATGAACTCTATGAACCATATGGCCAAGAAATCTCGCAAGAACTCTCGCAAGGCCTCCCGCAAGGCCTCCCGTAAGTCTGGGGGTGCCAAGGTGAACTCCTCCGGGCGCGTCCATAACTCCAAGGGTCGTTTTGCTTCCAAGACCAAGAGGAACTCCAAGGGGCGTCTTCACAACTACATGGGCCGTTTCGCAAAGATGGTCGGCATGTAACTACCCCGGAACTCCTAGTTCATCCCGGCACTGAGTGCAGTGATGAAAAAAATATCCCCTTTCTGTAAATGAGTGGTCGCGGAACACGTCGTAATCGAAACAATAATAATGATGAACAAATTTCTTTGGGTGCTATCCTTGTGATTGGAGGACTCGCACTCGCGGGACAGGGAATCGCCTATGGAACGCGAGCTGCTGTTGGACTTGTTTCAAATGCTGTGTCTGGAATGGGAAGTCGTATTGGAACCATGTTTAGTTCTACAGCTGCGACGCCTTCGGCTTCGTTGCCTTCGACAGAACAGGCAGTTATTTCCGACTCGCCATTGATGGCGGCGGTGACGACGGCTTCTACGGCTGCCCTTGGAACCCTTGTCAGTCAAAATGCGACTCCCACCCCTGCGGAAGTCCAAGCCGCCGTTAGCACCGCAGTCGTCTCGAATTCTGCTGTTCAAGTGGAGGCCGAACGAGTTGCCGAAGGTATTGCCTCCGGGGCATCCAATGTATGGCCTCCTCCTCGTCTTGTTGATGAAACGGAGGCCGCCTATCGAGAACGCAAGTTCCAGTTGAGCAGGGCAAGGGCCGCTAGCCGTGGCGTCGGGGTCGGCCGTGCCTTGTCCGCAACGGAAGCCTCAGTAGCTACTGCTACGGCGGCCAACCTATCAAGAGCCATTGCGGAAGGTCAAAAACCCAAACCAAATGTTCGTGGTGGAAAAAGAACTCGTCGGCATAAAGGACGACGTGCGTAAGATCTGTAGAGACAATGTACGCCTTTTTCAGCACCCTGCCCCTTTTTTGCTTACTCGACGTTCTCCTCACCCGGGTAGGCGTCCAAGGCGCCTACTACGCAATTCACGCATTTCACAATGCCTGTATTGTGTACCTCACAACAGGGGAGGTCATCCGTACACTCCTTGATTTCAACTCGATACAGACACAACCCGTCAACTATACGGCCTTGGAACTCGTATTTGCCCTTCACCTGTATCACATTCTCATGTACCGGAGCAAGTTCCGGTTTGATGATTGGCTTCATCATATCTTGATGATTGGTGTCGCATTGCCGATTGGAGGCCTTGTTCCAGCAGGTTCCCTTCTTGGATACAGTCTCTTTTTCACGACGGGTCTACCAGGAGGGATTGATTACGGACTCCTTTGTTTGGTGCGAAACCTTCTTATAGACAAGGAGACCCAAAAGCGAGTGAATTCGCACTTGGCGATCTGGATTCGCAGTCCTGGATGTATATCCTTGGCGACGCTCGCCCTTGCTCACATTTCCACACATCCGGAAGCCTCGATCATGTTTGTGCTGGGGTCCTATGTGGTCGCCTTCCTCAATTATTGGAACGGACAGTATTTTATGGCACAGGTGGTATATGACGCAGGGAAGAACCAGGTGTTTGAGGTGAAAAACTACATCCTCTAGATAAAAAATGAACCGTGGGTCCACCCTTGACAATACATCAATCACATGCTTGTTTGGTTCTATTTTCTTGGATATCTCATGATGCTGTATGCCGGTATTCTATGGCTACAGCAACACAAGTACGTTCAGCCTACAATCGAGGATGAGAATGAGACACAGGATCTGAGTACGGTAATAGAGGAAATCGAAGAGGCAGAAAAAGAGGTAGCAGAAGAGGAAGCAGAAGAGGAAGAGGAGGCAGAGGAAGAGGAGGCAGAGGAAGAAAAAGCACCAGTAGAAACTCAGGATTTAGCACCTTCTCTAGTACACTAAAAAAGGAAAGCCATCGTTTTTCCTTTTTTAGTCTTTTTTTTTGGTCTTATGGGTTTATGGTGTATGGTGTTTAGGGTAGTCCACTCAACAACTCGTTGATAGGGGCTACTTCCTCGACAGGAGCCTTAGGCTTGGCCTTGCCACGACCCTTCTTGGGTTTGGTCTCAACATCGGACCCATCCGTGACGGGAGGCACCTCAGTGGTGGCCACCTCTGCGACGACAGGTACCTTAGGCTTGCGACCTCGCTTGGGCTTGGCGTCGGATTCAGAGGCAGAGCCCTCGGTTGTTACCGCTGCTTCCGCTACCGTAGCCTCTGTGACTGCTACTTCTGCTACTGTAGCCTTAGGCTTGCGACCGCGCTTCTTGGGCTGGGCCTCTGCGTCCGAGACAACGGGTGCTACTGTCGCAGTCTCTGCTACTGTAGCCTTGGGCTTGCGACCACGCTTCTTGGGCTGGGCCTCTGCTACGGTGCCCTCTGCGACAGTAGCAGTAGCAGTAGCAGTAGCAGTAGCAGGAGTCCTGGTCTTGCGAGGCTTCTTAGCCTTAGAGCCAGACGCTGCCTCGATCGCATTGAGACGCTGGTTAAGTTGGTTGACGACGAAGGAGAGATCCTCTACACGAAGGGAAAGTATTTCGACTTGGGAAAATTCTGACATTGCTGGAATTGCTGGAAAGTTTGTAAGATTGGGCGGGGTGAACTTACTCTGTAGGAATGGAACGTGCTCAATTTTGTTCAGGAATTGTATTGATTTTGGATCAAATACCACAAAAAGTTTCCTTGCCCAAAAGCGAAATGGGACAGCATGTTGAGTGGAACGTTCCGTATGTAAAAGATTCCAAAGGGCTTCCAATTTTCCGGAAACACGTGGTTTCCCTCGCCCGTGATGCTTCCACGCCCACTCAAATTGGAGTGTCGACACCCAGTTTGGAAATGGCCCTACATAGCAGGCTCTCAGCCAAGAACTTCCTTTTGTACGACGTGCCCCTCCCGTGATTTCTCCGTTATGTTGTCGCAACCGTCGATCTGGATCAACTGTGGCGCCAATGTAGGTTTGCCGACCCCCGTTCGCAAAGAGCAGATAGCAGTACATTCTATCTACGTCTGAGGGTTCGTCGTTTAGAACGAGGGGCTGAAGTTCCTCCGACCTTTTTAAGATTTTTTATAGTATTTATGGAAGCAGTAGCAGCGACATTTTTCACGGCAGTAGCAGTCACATTCTTCACCGCATTAGTCGCAGTCGCAGTCGCATTCTTCACGGCATTCGTGGCAGCAGTAGTCAAGGAAGACGCTGTTGGAAGAGCCCCCGTCGCCTTGGAAACGAGTCCCGCAGGTCCTTGTTGAACCGCCTCTAACACCTTGTCCGCACCCGACGCCTTCAACGTGTACGCCTTCACATCCTTGATCACAGTCCCTAATGCTACAGGAGGAGCCGGTCCTTCATAGGCATCAAATGCGGGAGTATAGTAACGCATAGCCGTTGCCGCCGAAGGAGACACAGGTTGGAACCCACTAATGAATTTGTCGCGGTTGATAAGGTACCGTTCGGCGCCCAACTCGAATTTTTGTGCCCCTTCCGCCAAAATGTCTCCAAACAACGGAATGGCCTCCAAACTAACTTGAAAGGCATCTCCGAAATGTTTACGCGAGATGTTGAGATTCACCGCAAAGAGCACAAAGATGAGACTCACCGCGTACCCAATGGCCTCTCCCCCAATTCCTGCGTAAGGAATCGGCACCAACAGAATCAACTTTTCAACAAGTTCACTCGCCATATCAGCAAGTACCGGTAAACTGAGGGTCACCGTATCCAGTGCCGTGGAAATAAAGGGCCCCAGTAACTCAATCTGTTCCAAGTTGTACAAGATAAATAGAAACCAAAAATATTGGTCCCAGCACTTTGGAATCGAGCGACTCACGGGACCTGTTAGTTTCTCAATCACCTTGTCCCAAAATTTGTTACGGGTTTTATCCACGGGTTCTTGTACAGCACCTGTCTTAGTCGCGGTCGTATTCCCAGTGGCAGGTGCTGTCGCAGGTGCTGTCGCTGCCGCTGTAACAGGCTCATCGGCCCCTCCCGCCATTCCCTGAAATCGTTTCGCAAACCGAGAATTCTTTTGCGACGACAAGATCTTAACAATGGATCGAATCTGGGCTTCCGTAAACAAGGGGGCCCCCTGCTCCGTGATCGCACGTTGCAAGTCGCCGGGAGGATCATCGAGGTGATTCATGAAATAGTCGTACAATCCAAACAACTTGGACGTATTTTCTTGAATGCCCGGTAAATTCTTACCAAGTAAGTATTCGGCATACCGAGCCAAGGTATGCCCCTCGGCAGAAGACGGTCGATTGACGTCATATTTCGTCATCCTTACTTAGGGCCGTGTTTTTTTCTGTGGCCACCCGTTCTGTCAACATTGGCGGAGGGCCAATGTAGTGATCAAAGATCCTGTTCGCATCGCTAAGACGGATGCGACCCACCTTCGGAACGGATACAACACCTCCTTGAATATAGGAAAAGTGACTCATGTCGACCAATCCATACAACGGGTCTTTCGACATACACGGACGTTCCCAGCCTTCGACGCTGTCGGGAACAATCAAAAGGATGGTGAACCCGAGCGGATAGATCCCTCGCGGCACCAAAAAGTCCCGCAAGCGCTTCAGTTCCGCCACCAAGGCAGGAACCATTCCAATACAGTCGGATGGCAACACTGAGTAAGCCGTAAATTCTTCCATTATGTATCCGTCTTCTTCCTGTGTAACCGGTTTCGGAATGAAGAGAATGGGCGAGTCAAATTCGTAGACCTCTTGATGAATCAAAAACTGTTCCCGCAATGAACGCACGGGGGCCCCCCGTCGTCGTGTCTTACGCACCAGACCATATCCAATCGGTTCAATGAGATGATGTCTTCCCAACACAGACCGGAATTCCATCTAAGAAGGTCTAACGGAAAGATTTCAGTCCTAGAAAGAGTCCGACGGCAGCGACGATGCCAACAAAGGGCGCCATACTCCAAGGACCTCCTATCAGGAAACAGAAACCCAGGGCCCATGTTGTCGCAAACGAAAAGCAGAGTACCGGTTTGTTTATGATACATAGAACTGTATACAGGACAAAGTATCCAATAAACCCCCAGTCATAGTAGCAGGCGGATATGGAATCGGATGTAGGAAACACAGGAAATGGCCGATAGCCAAAGTGCCGTCGTTCCGTTTGTGTCATTTGTGGATGGTGGAAGGATGGAAATGGCAGGGATAAAAGGAAGACCCCGAAGGCGATCAGATGGTGAAAACCAAGTTGTAAGGGGAAGAACATTACCAAGCCTTTCCAAACTATTGGTAGATTCATTTTTGAACAAGGAAAGGATACTGGGTCTCAAGTTAAAAAATTGAACTATCTTCTATTCAAATGTGGATAACACGCCATACTTGTTCCAAAACTTTCTTTCTAATTTCTAAGATGCCTTTCCGTCCGTCTTCCGAGTGTTCCGCTGCGTTGAATCATTTCCTAGACCAATTTTCCGAGTTCAAACAGATCTTTCAAGACGACGTAGAGTCGCAAGAGACTCCTCTTCCGTTCCTTCCCGTGTTGGATAAGATCGGCCATCATCTCCTTCAGAACGATCTTCCATTTGATAACCCCCTTCATCCGATTCAGCGATTTGGACATCTAGAGGACGGGTACGAAAACACGAACCGCCTAGCACAACAACTGCTTCAGGATTTCAATACGTCGACTTATCGTCCCGTTCTGATCTCTTTGTTCCTTTCCGGTGGAATCTACAGACCCTTTCTGGACGATCTTATGGAGGCGTTCTGGGCCTACGCAGATGTCTGTTATGGTGTCGTTCCAAACTGAGGAATATACCTTTTTTGGAAGCAAAAAAAAACCTTTTTTTGTGAGACATTATGATCGGTACCCGTGTATATTTTTGATAAAAATTGATTGTCTGTATATCCCCTCTACAATATTACACCCCTTTCCATCTAAACGCTACTTACTTTCTAAGCATATTACAATGTCTAAAGAATCTTCCAATTCTGTTTCTACGGCTGGTCCCGGAACCCCTCCTTTTGGAGAATCCGCAGGAGCCGGTTCGGAGCCCGTATCGGCTCCTGCGATCCAAGAGTATGCCTCGTTTGAGGATATGCCCATCAGGGAGGAACTCTTGAGAGGACTTCTCGCCTTTGGCTTTGAGAATCCCAGCCCCATTCAAAAGAAGGCCATCGTACCCATTTCCAAAGGGTTCGACTTTCTTGGACAGGCCCAATCAGGTACCGGTAAGACGGGTGCCTACCTGGCAGGTATCATCAATCGCATTGACCTCACCAAGAACGCTGTTCAGGCGATTGTTCTGGCCCCTGTCAGAGAACTGGCTAATCAGATTGGCGATGTTGCCAAGGGCATCGGTGCCTATATGAACAATCGCAAGGGTCTCCGTGTCCACATCGCTGTAGGAGGCCCCCCTGTACGCGAGGATCTGGCAGCACTCCAGCAGAGCCCGTTGAAGGAAGAGCACGTGCCCCATATTCTTGTCGCCACTCCAGGTCGCCTATACGACCTTCTCAATCGCAAGGCCATCAACACCAACACCATCCTCTCGCTCGTTCTGGATGAAGCTGATCAGATGCTTGAGTCGCGCTTCTTGGAGCAGGTTCATTGTATCTTGTCTCTGACCTGGCCTACTAGCACACAGGTCGTTCTGATGAGTGCCACCATGATCCCCGAGTTGAAAGCGGTCGCCAAGCGACTCCTTCGCAACCACGTCGAACTAACCCTTCCTCCTGAGGAGGTGTCGCTGGAGGGGATTAAGCAGTGGTACGTTCCTATGAGCAATCGCGAGGAAGACAAGGTGGACACCTTGTGCGACTTGTTTGACCACTTGACCATCACTCAGGCCAACATCTTTGTGAATACCTGGCAAACAGCCGAGAACCTGGTTGGCACGATGCGTAAGCGAGGGTTTGACGTCGATTGTACACACGGCAATATGCCAAATGAGGAGCGAAATGAGCGTATGGCGAATTTCCGTTCCGGAAAGATTCGCGTTCTGATCTCGACCGATATGTTGGCCCGTGGCATTGACGTACAACAGGTCCAACTTGTCATCAACTATGAGTTGCCCGTTCAACGGGAGAACTATATCCACCGCATTGGTCGTGCGGGCCGACACGGACGCAAGGGTGCCAGCATCAACTTTGTGTCGGAGCGTGAGATGATGGCACAAGAGGAAATTGAGCGCTTCTACGGCAAGAAGGTTCGCGAGTTGCCGATGGATCTTGATAAGATCTATTAGGCACACAACTATAAAACGTTAAAAAAAAATAAAAAAAACAAATAAAATAAAGACTAAAAACAAGACTAGAATTTTTGGTTCTATACGGATCGATCGTCGATCAGTATAGACTTTTAACGGTTTTAGAATGTTTATTGGTCTAAGAACGTAGTTTAGTGACGACGGCTGTGTTTGCGCCCATTCTTCTTTCCATTCTTCTTACTGCTCTTGCGGCTCTTTTTAGCATTCTTGCGACTGTTCTTTCGACTCTTTCTTCGCTTTCCTCCAATTTTTTGATTGTCGGTGTTGAAGAGGGACGCGGTGGGGTCGACCCCGCCGGGCCAGGTGGTGTAGGCATTGGAGGAGGACAGGGGAGCCGGGGAACTAGGGGAACGAATGTAAGACATCTTCTAGTAACAGCAACAGATTTTTTTGCTACCGACAACAGGAGCCGATTCAATCGACACAGGAGTTGCTCCTGAAAGATCCGTAACAGGCACCCCTGAAAGATCCGTAACAGGTGCCCCTGAAAGGTCCGTAACAGGCGCCCCTGAAAGGTCCGTAACGGGCACAGTAACCTCAGGCGTCGCTCCTGAAAGATCGGCGACAGGTGCTACAGGAGAGACCTCAGGAGTCGCTCCTGAAAGATCGGCAACAGGTGCTGTAACTTCGGGAACAGACCCAGAAAGATCGACAGAAGGTCCCACCGGCGAAGGTGCCACAGGCGAAGCAGGCTTTGATGTCGTGGTACCCATTGTTTCTAAGAGCACAGAAGAAGAAAGTTGCGATTCAATCGCAGTGCGAATCATCGCACCCCAGTCCCAAGAAGAAGCAGAAGCAGAAGCAGTTTCCGTTCGAATCGCGTCGTACGCCAGCACCACAGACAAGGGCAAGGAGTCCGAGCATCCTAGCACGTCGCGAAACCGGGAGGCTTCGACCGGCAACA